GTGAACAAAGCCTTCTTTATCTCTTAAAATAACATGATTACCAACTACCATATATTTTGCCAATTCGTGGTTGATTAAACAATCAAATTGATAGTAACTCGAAGGCGTGTCAACTGAAATAAAATGCTCATCGTTAGCGATAAAATTACTATCTTCATTTGTGAATTGTGCTAACATTACATAATCTTTGTTCGAGATAGTCCATGTTTGAGCCATTCTCTTAATCACTCCTTTATATTTCATACTTAATATTATAACACAAATAAAGGTAGACTGTAAAAGCCCACCCAAAGAATTTTATAAATATTTTTGCCGATATGAAACAGTGATATTCGGCATTGTAGCAAAGTTTGAAACCCCAAAATATACCTTACTTGTTCCCGTTGGAATAACAATAGGTTGTGAACCAATATCTCGCATAACATTATTCGGCGTGCCGTTTATTCGGGTTTCGTTCTTACTACTATCTAGTTCCCAAACCGAACCGTTGTAAAAAAAGTTCGGAACATCTTCGGTATAATTTACGTTATCTTTAATAAAAATCATATCGGTAATGTATCGATGTGTCAGCATATTGGCATTATTCAGTGGCGCTTTTCGCCCGATAAATACTGATATATGTTTACAAGGTACATCTTTGAAGTTATTGCTTGTAAAGCTAACGCTTCCGGTCGGATAATTAACCGTGAAATCAGCGCCTTTTTTTTCGATGGAATAACCGTAAAGTTTAGCATTGGTCAAGTTATTCCAATAAGTAGGTTGAAAAGGTATATTTCTAACTTCCTTGAACAAGTTGCTTGAATAGCTAGGGTCTGTTGAGTAATATTTGATAATCATGTTAGCATTGTTATTGTTGATAGTATCTTTCACAAATTCGATACTAGCCATCGTATTGTTGTTCCCGTCTAGACAAGATACTTGTATATAAGATGCTTGTGTGATGAAACCTGTTTCAAACCATAACGCGAATAAAAGTCTAAAATTTACAGCGCCTTTTGCACCTTGCGAATCCGCGGGTATTTCCCAACTCAACCCCGTCCCTTGATATTCTTGTGCCCCCGTTACATTGTCATTAAAGTTATTTTGAATAGTCAATACGTTCATTGCTTTCATGTGTATAATACCTTGACCATTCGGTTGCGTTGCATAGTCGGTTGCCGGCATATGTTTAATATAAGGTTGTTGATTTAAAGCGTAAAAATTCTGATAAGCTTTACCCAAATAGGCATTGCTATTTACCCGTGGCGTTACCCCTGATATAGTGGTTGTCCCACCTTGCCAATGGTTAGCATTTAATAACGTTTCTGAACGTGTTCTACTTGCCAAATCGTTCTCATAAGGGTTCCCTTGCTGAAAATATCTATCGTCAGTCACAACCCCGATAAAGCCATTATCAGATAACATTTCAGCCCGAACATCTAAAAACGTGGGCGCTGTTCCTTCATTGGTAACTTCAATAAAGTTTTGTCCCGTTGGTAGTGTCTTGGTCTTTGCGTTTACGTCATACTTGTAAGGGTCAAGACAAGTGAACAACATTGTACCCGTAAGCATAAGCGTTCCTTCTGTTACATTTTCCATTTGTACAAAGGTCGCATTGAAATATTTGTCGTTTTCGTCAGCAAAAATCAGCCTTGCATTATCCTTTTTCAGCAACTTGTTTAGTTGAGTAAATTTATTCATCAAGTCATTAGGTGTTTTCGCCTTCAATTGAAAAGTAATAGCAATATCTCTTTTTGCAACCCTTGAATAGTTATAAAATTCTCCGTCAGCTTGTCCGATAACTTCACTATTTATTTCTTTTTGAAAGCTTTCTCGCCCCGTCACTTTCAAGGTCTTATAACCTTCGATAACGTTTTCAAAGTATACTCCGTCATAAGTAAAACTTTCGCTTGAAAGCTTGTTGTCGGTCTTTGATTGGTTTATATCCCTAAATTGATACAAGTAAAATCACTCCTTTAGTCAACGGGTTGAAAATTATCACAACCCGTTGAAAGTATTTTAATATCCATATAACCTATTATTACGTTGATTGATCAAGTCTAACTCCGTTTGTGCATACGGGGCGCTTGCTCGGGCTATCTCTTTACCATCTAGTGTAACAACTGTTTGAATTACCGTGTTATTACTTCCTAAAGCGCCTTTAAAGGTCTGCCCTTTGAATTGACTAGAAATATCAGATTGCATTGAAAGCGTACCGATATTGTCTAATTGTGGAAAAGTTGTCAGATAGTCCATAGCCCTTGTAACTGCCTTTTTACCGTTGTAAATACCTTCTGAAATAGTACCTCCAAAATTCAACTTGTTCAAATCTCGTAAAGGTCCTTCTTTAGCTGGCGAAAACGGTAAAAATCGGCGTATTTTTGAAGTCACACTACTGATTGCATTTTCAACAGTATGAACAGCGCTTCTAATACCGTTCGCTATTTGTTGCACGATTTTAGCACCACTATTGAATAATGTTTGCCCAAACGAACCAATGGTGTTCGCAATTTTACTAGGCATAGCTCGGAAGAATGAAATAATGTTGCTTATTCCACCTTGAACAATCGAACCAAACGCTTGCATGGCACCACTAAACATTGACTTTATCATGTTCCAACCACTAGAAACAATGTTTTTTACACCGTCAAAGGCTTTGCGCCAATTGCCTGTAAATACCCCAACAAATACTTGAATAATACCTGTTATAATACCAATTGCGCCCTGAATCAAACCTGAAATAACTGTCCAAGCACCACTTGTTACGCCTTTGATAGTATCCCAAGCGTTCCCGATAACGTCAACAAGGAATGACATAGCTGTTGAAATAACGGTTTTGATAACTTCCCAAATTGTACTAGTAACTGCTAAAATTTCTTGACCGTTGGTATTCCAAAATTCTTTAATTTGTCCCCAAACGGTTTGTATCCAACTAGCCACCGTGTCAACTGCTGTCATAACGGTTGTACTTATTTCATTCCATACTGTTGCTGATACTTCCTTAATACTTTGCCATGTTTGAAATATAAATTGACCGATAAAACTAAATACTTCGTTTACTTTTGTTCTAAATGCTTCGCTCTTGTTATATGCTATTAAAAATGCACCCACTAAGCCTATAACAGCGCCGATAGCAATTACAACGGGGGCGCTCAATGCACCTAATGCTGTACCTACGGCTGTAAAGCCACTAGATATTTTAGTTAATACAGCGCCACCTTGAACAGCTTTGACAACCATACTAATACCGCTCGCAAAGCTAGTCAATGCACCAACTGCTGTACTAATAGCGCCGATTGCTTTAAATCCCAAGCCTACACTAATTAGGGTAGGCGCTAGTTTTACTAAAACGGGAACAAGTGGAATAATCACTTTAGCCAATTCAATCGCTTTTGAAACAAAATCGGAAATACTGTCAGCAATTCTTTGCATTGTTCCTACTACATCGCCGTTCGTAAAGCCATCGAAAAACTTCTTAAGCGTATCGGCAATTGCGTTAATATCGACGTCTTGTAGCATTTTTATAAAAGCGTTAACAAGGACTTCCAAAGCTTTTGAAAAGCTGTCAATAACTTCTTTGCCTTTTGCACTGTTAAAAAAGTCTTGTATCTTTTTCCCTACTTCGTCAAGAACGGGCGTCAGTTTGTTTAGGTTATTAATAACAGGTGTTAGAAAACCTTTCCCGATTGAACCGATTAAACCTTTGAATTTAGCTTGTAAGTTCCCCAACACGTTCGACCAGTTAGCACTTTCACGGGTTGCCTGTCCCGTTACCCCACTAGCATTGTAAACGTCTTGAATATACTCGAGCAACCAATCTTGTTGAGCGCTATCAGATAAATCTTCAAACGAACCACCATATTTCTTGTTATAAGCTGTCGCGATTTTTGTAAGGTTAGTATTTACCCCAATAGCGTCCCCATTTTCATAGTTACCCATTAAGAACCCTTTCAAGCTTTCTTGAGTATCTTCTAAGCTTCTATCATAAAAGGCACTTGCGTCAGCTACTAATGTAAGGGCTTTTTCAGTCGATTTCAGCGCTTTTGGTGCATCTTGTCCCGTTGCCTTGAAGAATGATTGAAAAGCACTCATAGGCGCTTTCAAACGTTCGGGAACAACATTCCACGCTTTGCTCATGTTTTCCATGCTTTCATTGGCTTGCTTTTCGATACCTTGGAACACTTGAGAATACTGTGCTTCGACCACTTGTAAATCTGCGCTAGTTTCTAAAATTTTCGTACCCATTGCACCAACTGCACCAACAACCCCAACTGTTGCTGTCTTAATGGCTAAACCTGCTGTTAAAAAGGTATTGCCTATTCGATTTGCGTGTTGAGATACCTTGCTAGTTACCTTGCCTACGCTATCCGAAAACTTACTAAAGTCAAACTTATTCGCCTTTTGCGTTGTCTGTTTAAGCTTATCTTCAAAGTTATCTAAATCGTTTTTAGCCTTTGCAAAGCCACTTCCCCAATTGCCTAAATCAACGGCTAGGGATACTGTGACTTGTTCGGTATTTTCTGCCATCTATCCAACCCCCTTTACATAAAAAAAGCTATTATCAAGCTATTTACTAGCCCAATAATAGCCTTTCTTTTTTATTTATTAGCATTTTTCAACAATTCAATCAAGGTCAAATCGTTTTCTTGTTCTTGTTTTTCATTTTCCATACGATAAGCTAATGAAAACTGTTCAAAGCTATCAAAGTAAGGGATAAGTTTATTCCCCCTTTTCTTTTCGGCTTGTACTTGCTTGTTCTGCCAAGCTTGTAAATCAATCAACTTGACTTGTTCAATATAGCGCTTTTCGTAAGCGTATATTTCGTAAGAAAATTCTCTTAAAGTCATGTTCTCAGCTTCTCGCAAGGTTTTCCCTAGCTTGACCATAGCAATTTCAATGAGATTTTCGTACTCATCAATATAGCTTACTTCGGGCTTTCTTGGCTTTCTCGCAATGTCGCTAACGCTTTTTTTGTTGCGTTACTTTCAGATAATTCATCATAGATTTCAGCAATCAAGCCATCAATGTCGGTACATTCGTCAATGAATGTTTCAATCTGCGCTTCGGTTGGTTTATATTTGCTGTTTCTTGTTGCGCAATAGATAATGTCGACTAAGGCGGTTAAGTCCCCAACTTCCAATTTGACATATACCGTTGGTAAACCAAAGCCTAACTCAATGCCGTTTTCAATACGTTTATATTTTTTGTTCAATTCATAAGTAAATCTAATTCCAAAATTCAATTCAGTTTCTTTGTTTCCGATATTTAATAACATGAGTTTCACTCCTTTTCAATAGCTAATATGATTATAACATAACATTTATAAATAATCAACGCGAACAAAAAAGCTAGGGGAAACCCTAGCAATTTTATCAATTATTACTCTGAAACTGGTGTTACGTCTTTGAATACATACTTAACAACATTTTCTTGTTCAGGTGTTAAAGTAACAAACCCACTTTGCCCAACGCCTTCAATTGTAAATGTTAAAGATAACTCAATACTATCTTCGGCGCTCGGACTTTTTGACCATTCTGAAACATAACCTTGATAATACATAGCTTTATACTTGTTAGCGTCTGCGCCACTAGTTCCTTTGGTAGATAAATCAACTTCCCAAATTTCAATCTTTTCATAATCTCGTAACGCTTGGCGTAATTTATCGGCTGTTTCGTCCCCTTTAGCCAAGATTGATGTACAATCAAGGGACGTTTCTAATGCTGACGGCGTAACAATGTTGCCGTCTTTTGTCGCCGTTGTATCTGTGTCACGGCTTTCAGTTAATTCATGTTCGGTCTGAAACGCCAATTTTACTGCGGATTGTGTACCTTGTTCTTTTAGTAATCGGAATAACAATACTGTATTTTTACCCATTAAGGCTTCTTTAGTAGTTGCCATTGATTTCATCACTCCTTTTAGGTTGTTCGTACAACCGTATTATAACATACTTGATTAAACTTTGCTTTGTACTGCTCAACTCGCTTAACAACTAGTCAACTAATAACCCTTTGAAAGTCAACTCGCAAAATAATCTTAAATATTTTTGTGTACTTGTATCTATTTCAACACTTATATCATAGTTGCAATTTAGTAAATCTAATTGCCACCCGTTGACAAAATAACTACCATTTTCTAACTCGGTTATCATTTTGTGGATAATGTTTTCAAGGGTAACACGTTCATTTATATCATTATGATAAATTCTGATAGTCTGCGTTATTTCGTAATGCTCAAAATGCTTACTTTCTTGTTTGATTGGCTGTACTTCTCCTACGCTTATAAAAGGGAACGTTGCTATTTCATCATCAACTTGAACATACAAATCAGGCAATCTATCAGCTAGATAACTATTAATTAGTGTATATACTGCACTAGCACTTCCCCCCATATTTTAACCCCCTTTTTTCTTGACACCGATAGCATTTTTAATATCCCTTATAAATTTTGCTTTCTGCACTCGGAAACTAGGACGCATATAAGGTTGCGCTTTTTGTCTGATAGTTCCATATTCGACGAATTTAGCATAAGGCACATTTGTCTTGACAACTGCTTTCAAGTTACCGTTTTCAAGGGATAATCTGATTGACCTACGCAAAGCCCCCGTATCGACTGGACTTCTCTTTTGCGCCCCTTGTACAAGCTGCACACCGTTGTTTTTCACAATAGTTCTTAATTCGGGGATAATACTTTCATCAATGTTTAGATAGTCGTAAGTCTTTGAAAATGGTCTGCTACCCATTGACGATACACTCATTTTAATTCCCATATCAAACCACCGTATCATTAGATTGGCTAAAGTAATAGGTTGCGTTTTGGTTGCTGTAATTGGCTTGGTTAATTAATCGGTATGTTTTGCCATCTACTACAATATAGTCAAAATTCCAAGATAAAGCGCTATCAGGATATGGATTTCTAATAACAATAACATTCGTTGCAATATCGCCGAATATTTCCCTTGTCTTAGATAAATTAAGATAGTTCAATTTAGCCATTCCTTGCGTCTTTGTTGGGTTTGAAGTAACATATTTCCCTTGTGTTCTATCGAAAACGCGCTCGCCGTTCTTTACAATGGTAAATTCTTTCATCATTTGAACCACCTTCCTAATAACCGATAAACGCTAACTTGGTGTTATCGTATGTTTCAAGTCCTTTGCTTTCAAGATAAGCGTTAATCATATCGGTATACTTTTCAAAAACACTAGCATAATCAACGGTAAAGCTATATCCATCTTGAGAAGCGCTCGTAAAGCCTTCGTTATCCATGCGGTTCAATCTTTCAATAACAATATCTTGTGTGATAAAATCAATATCTGTCAGGTTATCAGGTGGAACGCCATAAACCGTTGTAAGATAATTTTGTGTGTTTGTTATCAATGCTTGAATTAAGTTATCAAGGGTTGCGGTTGTAATACCTTTTCTAGTTTTAATCTCGTCAATTAAAGCCATCTTATACACTCCCTTTTTTGTAACAAAAATGAGAAGGGAATTTATCCCTTCCCACTTTTAAAATTCATTGGTTACTATTATCCACCCACACCAGGTGATGCAGGGATAGTATCCCGCATAGTCATTTGAATAACGCCTTCAGGAATTTCAGCTAATAACTGTAACCCAGTGATAGCAACAGTATCATAAGCAAAACGCTCAGGAATAGCTTTATGAGTAATTCCCACAAGTCCAGTTGCGTCACTCGTTAAATCAAACGCTGAACCAACAGCGCCCCCCACGTTTGCATAAGCTAAGATTAAGTTATTCGGAACAGTTGCGTAAATTTTGCCTTGTGGAACATCGGTGAATGAAAGAATAGTCACGCCACCAACAAAGCCCGTAATATAAGTAAGTCCGAACGCTGTTTGAGAGGATACGTTAGCTGTGCCGATGTATTTAGCGATATCCATAGGGTTTACTAAGACAATAATATTGTCAGCGCCCCCGTAGTTTTCAAATACAGTTTCTAACTGCCCTTTGACTTCAGCAATAGCGCCATGTAAACCAGCACCGATTGATTGAGTTTTCTTAGTTGCGTCAGTATTCAAAGTGTCAAAGAATGTTTTGCGTAAATCTCTTTGAATCATTTGAACAAGTTGAGCGTCTGTTTGATTGATAGCC